GAGTTTTTGCATCAACTTGAGGTTCAAATCGAGGGACGTAATTTAATTCATCCTTCTCTTCATCATATGTAAATACAATAATGATTTTTTGTCCAGAAGCAGAGGTGAACACTACTCTACAACTATCCATTAATTAATTTTGATAAGAGTTCATAGAAAAAGTCTTTATCCATGATTACTACTTCTCCTGCAGAACCAAATACTTTTTCTTTCTTAACTTGTTTATTTCAAATTACAATAAAAGGTTTATCTTTTAAAGGACATTCTTTTTTAATAGCATGATATTGAGGTGTATTAACAGTATTTTTCAATTGTATATAACATGGTAACTTACCACTACGATCAACCAAATCCACTTTTTTATCATCCATATTCTTAGACTCAGATCTTGATGTAACTACATCTGTAAATCCAAGATTTCTAAGTTCCTGAGCAATTTTTGTCTCATATCTATGTCCTTTATTTCTACAGTATGCTCCTGTTTTCTTTTTCTGAGATGTAGTTTTTTGCTTTTTCAATTAATTCTAAAGTTTTAGTCCTTCCGTACATTTTATAAAAATCTGATATATCCTTAGCTTTATAATGTCTAGGTATAAATAATACATGTACGTCAGGAAATTTCTTACGAATTTTATTCATGTTTTCAATTCCAGCAAGGTCATTATCATAGAATAAAATTATCTTGTTGAATTTAGACTTTAACTTTGTATATTGAGCTTCAGTTAAAAAACAATTTTCAGAAATTGGAGCTATTGCAGGAATTTTATCACATGAATAAAGAGTCATAACATCCTTTAAAGATTTCGTTACAACTAAATATTCTCCTCCATTTTTTGGAAGTGCATGAGCACCTTGTAATCTAAATGACTTTCAATTTGAAATAAACTTATACTTTATATTTCCAGGAAAATATATACGTCAACGTTCTATATCTTCTCGAATACCTCCATAATATCCAAATACTAATTGCCGATCTTTATGTAAACTAAATATACTTCCATTTAAAAATACATTTTTACATGAAAATACATGAAACTTTTTTAGTATAGTTTTATCTATACCATATTTAGATCACCATTCAAGTTCATAATCTTCTCAAGACTTATCTTCAATTTGAATAACAGCTTGAGTAGTATCATTAAACTTTTGATTTGTATATTTAATAAGAGGTTTATTTATAGTTAAATTTTTGCGGGAAACTATTCCAAAGTCATTAGCAATTATTTGTAAAGCCTTGCCATAAGGACAATCGAATTTATACATTACAACCGAAATAAAATTTCCATAAAAGTCTCCACGAAAATCTTTAAATATTAAATCTCCTTTCCTATTCCTATAAAATGCGCAGGTAGGTTTACTATCTTGCCTTAATGGAGACTTGAACAATCCTTTTTTTACAGGAATGCCCAAGTAATGCTCCATTAAAGTTTCTTCACTAACTTTACTTAAAATAAGTTCTTTAGTGATATTTATCGGTTCTAATGTAAA